TGGAAAACTTATATTAGATGCCTGTTGTGGCAGTAGAATGTTTTGGTTTGACAAAAAAAACCCTTTGGCTTTGTTTGCTGACATTAGGGACGAAGAATACATTCTTTGTGATGGGCGGAATCTGAAAGTCCACCCAGACATCGTATCGGACTTTACCGATATGCCGTTTTTGGATAAATCCTTTAAACTGGTAGTGTTTGATCCACCCCATTTGCTAAAGGTTGGCAAAAATAGTTGGTTAGCCAAGAAGTATGGTAAACTTCCTGAAGATTGGCCAAGGGTGATAAAAAAGGGAATTGATGAATGCTTTCGTGTTCTGGATGACTACGGAGTTCTGATTTTCAAATGGAATGAGGATCAGATAACAGTTAGGGAAGTATTGAGTGCCATCAATCGGCAACCACTCTTCGGCCATACTACTGGAAGACATGGAAAGACTATGTGGATGTGTTTTATGAAACTGCCAATTAACTAATAATTAATTTAGAAAGGAATGAATTATGAATAAAAGAACAATTCAAATAGATGTTATCGGTCCGATAGAAGAAACTGAATTAATGAAATGTAAATTGTATGTTGATGGTCGTGTGTGTGTAATCGGAATGTCACGATATGACTATGAAGAGTTAATGCGAGAAAAAGTGTTTATCCGGGATGGTAAGAGCGTTGATTCTGCTGGTGTGATAAACACGACTAACACTTTCATCGAAAAAGATTAATATTTAAAACTGATTAGTTAGGAACAAGGTCAAGGCTTTCATCAGAAAGCTGAAACGAAGGAAAAAGGCGGAACATGAAAACTGCTGACGGTTATCCTGTGGTATGTTACGGTGTAAAAGGTAAATACAATATACATCGCATCTGCCGCCGTTGTGCCATAACCGTAAATACGATTCGATTCCCGAAAAGCCATGCTACAGGCTTCATGGAATACACCTGTTGGGCAGAAGAGAATGCCCGATCTTTGAACAAAAAATTATCGCAATATCAAAATAACGAAAAATAAACAATATCATGGAACAGAAAATAAAGGCTTATAAAGCATTTGATAAGGATTTATCTTGTAGAGGATTTAAGTATAAGGTAGGTAAGGAGTATGAAGAAACAGGCGACATAAAGGCATGCGAGAAAGGTTTTCATGCGTGTCCTTATCCTCTGGATGTTTTTGGTTACTATGCGCCAGCCGGGTCAAGGTTTTGTGAGGTTGAGCAGAGTGGTAAAATAGACGATTCAGAAAGTGACAAGGTTTGTTCTTCAAAAATAAGAATAGGTGCTGAGCTTGATATAAGGGGGCTTGTGAAAGCAGCTGTATCTTATGTCAAGGAACGGTGTACTAACGAGTATAATGCGGAACCGGGAAAACCTGCTATGACTGGTTATAGAGGTGTTGCCACGGCTGGTGATAGAGGTGCTGCCACGGCTGGTAATTGTGGTGTTGCCACGGCTGGTGATAGAGGTGCTGCCACGGCTGGTTATAGAGGTGTTGCCATGGCTGGTGATTGTGGTGCTGCCACGGCTGGTGATAGAGGTGCTGCCACGGCTGGTAATTGTGGTGTTGCCATGGCTGGTGATTGTGGTGCTGCCACGGCTGGTTATAGAGGTGCTGCCACGGCTGGTTATAGAGGTGTTGCCATGGCTGGTGATGGAGGTGCTGCCACGGCTGGTGATTGTGGTGCTGCCACGGCTGGTTATAGAGGTGCTGCCACGGCTGGTTATAGAGGTGTTGCCATGGCTGGTGATGGAGGTGCTGCCACGGCTGGTGATTGTGGTGCTGCCACGGCTGGTTATAGAGGTGCTGCCACGGCTGGTTATAGAGGTGTTGCCATGGCTGGTGATGGAGGTGCTGCCACGGCTGGTGATTGTGGTGCTGCCACGGCTGGTTATAGAGGTGCTGCCACGGCTGGTTATAGAGGTGTTGCCATGGCTGGTGATGGAGGTGCTGCCACGGCTGGTGATGGAGGTGCTGCCACGGCTGGTGATGGAGGTGCTGCCACGGCTGGTGATGGAGGTGCTGCCACGGCTGGTGATGGAGGTGCTGCCACGGCTGGTGATAGAGGTGCTGCCACGGCTGGTGATGGAGGTGTTGCCATGGCTGGTGATAGAGGTGCTGCCACGGCTGGTGATGGAGGTGCTGCCACGGCAAGAGGGAAGGCTTCAACAGGATATAATGGTTTGTCAGTAGCAAGAGGGAAAAATGTTCAGGTAAAAGGCGGAATAGGTGCAATTTTGGTCATAGCTGAGGAAAGGGATGATACGTATGATATTGTTGATTGGAAGGCTGTAGCAGTTGATGGTGAGGTTGTCAAGGCTGATACATGGTATAGACTGGAAAACGGTGAGTTAGTGGAAGTTGATTAACAGTTAACTGATAGAGCAATTAGAATTTAATTGCGAATAATTACCATTTACCTGACATCAGGAAAATGGTTCAAAACAGATTGAGATATGAAAAGAAACAGAAAACAAAAGAAGAGCACTGCATCAAGCAAAAGACGCAGTGCTGCAACTTACAAGGTTGTAGTGAATAACATTTACTTAACATCCGATAACTATTTCACTGGTTGCGGTGGAATAATTTGTGATGATGATTCACTAGATTTTCAATCAAAGAACGCCAAGAGTTTTTAAATTGAATAGTGATGTATATGAGCATTTGGGACAATTGGCAGCTACTAAAGCAAGGTGGGTTATCGGTCCATCGCTTTCTATAAAATTACCATTATTATCCTTCTCCAATGATAATAAATTATAAACATGAGGGCTGATTACTTTATCCTCTGTACATCCGCAATTAGGACACTTGCCTATACGGATCTTTTGTAGGAGTTTTTCCTGTTGTTCTTGTGTTAATTTCATAAACAATAAATTTAATAATTCGACAAAAGCAAAAGTAATAATAAAAAACCGAAGGGCGCATCTAAACTCACAATAAATTTAAAATTCGACACTTTATGTTTATTCGGATGCGCCCTTTATTAAAACAAATAATCATGGAAATAAAGAACGGAATAATAATTGATGGAGTGCTGCATGAAATGGTTGAACTGATTGATGCGCGCTGTCTGGATTTTGATTGCAGTAAATGTTCGTTGAATAAAGAAAGCAATGAGTGAAACAATACGCTTATCTCCTGGTCTTGTAGCTGCCTATAAGGAACTATTGACCAACCCAAAGAAGAATGGATTTGATTTTCGTCCGATAACCGAATGTTTCAGAGAAATCGAAACGGTAACTCCAAAGCATGAATTATTTAATGTGTACATTGAATATCTGCAAAAACCATTACCCAAAGTAATATTTTACATTATCATGGATGAACTTTATGGAAACTTGACAGGACGGGCTATGGATGCGGAAGATAAATCGGGGTATTTAGGGTACAAACTTGAACTTATAAAAGAATGATTATGAATGAAGTTAGAAAGCTATATAACGATGATGGATGCGTTCTTAAAGAGGCGTCTAGCAATGACTATGAATCATGGAGTTCAGCAAGAACACTTGGTTCTACGGAAAGAAGGAAAGAATACAGAAACCTATGTTATAATTTTGAATATGAGTGGGGAACTAATATCCCTCACTGTGCAAAGAAAGGTGTATGTGATGAGGATTGCGAATACATGAGAAACTTTAAAGAATAGGATATGAAACAGACATTGGAAGAAGCAGCAAGGGAAAATATCCTGTTCAATCATAGGACAGTTGATAGAACTTTGTTTGGTAAAGATTTGGCAAAGTTTGGAGAGATTAATTTCGTTCAAGGTGCCGAATGGCAGTCAAAGCAATCACCGTGGATAAGCGTTAAGGAACGGTTGCCAGAAGAGTTAGAAAGTGTTTTGGTTGGGACTAATTACGAGGGCAGATATTATTACGAAGTAGCTTTTGTAATGAACGGGAAGTGGGTATGCCATAATAGTAAACCCATCTATTGGATGCCCATCCCCTCTTTTGATGATATACTCGAAGCCAACAAGGATGTACTTGAACGGATTAAAGAGAAAGGAGATTGAGATATGGAAATAAAGAACGTAGGACAACTTAGAAAAATAATTGAGAATCTTTCCGATGATTACGAAATCGAGATGCGTGTCAGACGCAAATTGACGGATGAAGAAATAATCGAGTTGCATAAAAAGTACGGCAGGATATATCCTTATCCATACGAAACAAGTTATTCAGAGCTTGAATTTGATGATGTAGGTGTGTCTGACAAAGTATTATGTTTGGGTGTAACTCTTAATGAATGAATGGTATGGAAATAAATAACGGAATAATAATTGACGGGGTACTGTATGAATCATCAGAAGGATTTTGTAATGAGTGTTCCTTATACCGGGAATGTTGTAATATTTTAGATGATACCTATTGTTCCATACTAGATTTGGGAATAGGTCAGTGTTTTGTCAGTCGTGGTAAAGTAACAGAGATTAAAACAGAGGAGGAGAAGAAATGAAACAGGTATTGTCATTTGATCAGACGAAACATTTACAAGAACTTGGATTATACCATATCTACACCTTGCCAGATATTCTCGACAAGTTACCTTGTTTCATCGGCAATGAAGTGCTGACCATCAAAAAATTTGCAGATAGCTATACATGCTTGTATGTGGAATCTTATACTAGGTCTATCGGAAATATCACAGAAAGTAAAGAGCCTATTGATGCAGCCTATGATATGTTGTGCTGGTGCATTGAAAACGGATATGTTAAAGTTGGAAAGGAGGAATAATTATGGGATTTACAACACAGTGTTTTATACACAAGAATACTGCTAATATTAGAAATAGATTAAAAGAACTTGGCTATTATTGTAATCCATATTTAGGTTGGCATAATCTATTTACTTGTGTATTTGGAATTAATTCGGTTTATTCATTGGACGATTATGATACAAATGGTCTTAAAGAAATAGATGGTCTTATTGATTGCGGAACGAACGAGGAACTTTTCCTAGCTATCGCTGCATTGAGGGATGATACAGACAAGAACCAATGGTTTACGGATGGTGATAAATGGATTCTGTGTCCTGAAATCAAGTTCTCTACTTATTGGGTTTACTATCATATTGATGTCAATACGGATACCGTTCACAAGGCTACCGTAAACGAACTGATTGAACATTTTAAAATAAAGGAGGAATAATGAAAGCAAAGTATTTTAAAAAGATAAGAAGCCAAGTAAAGTGGTATAAGGTATCATATAGAGATAGTTTATTTTTTAGTTTTAGCGATGAGAAAGAAATATTGGCTAAATCTCCTGAAAATGCTTGTGTCAGATACCATAAACGTACTGGATGTTTTGTTAACAAATATAATCCCAATAATATTACACAATATAGTGAATCTCTTTCAAGGTTCAAGGTATGTATAGGTAAGAAAGTAATGTATTTCGATTAAATATGAAAGCAAGAATAAAAAGAAAAATTCAAAAAAGACCATTCCTATATAATGTAGGACAAGTTTTTAAGGCTTGTGATTGGATTACTAGTATTCAACGTGGAAATATGGTTTGGCGTAGGTATCGTTCATTTGGTACTATTATTAAATCAGAATTTTAAATATGAAAGCAAGAGTAAAATCAACAGGGGTTTTGGTGGATGTAACTCCCCAATTAAACATCAACTCTCAACATAGCAGAGATTATTTATATGTGTGTGATAACATGGTTTACAGAGAATGCGAACTTGATTTTTCAGCTATCGACTGGGAACAGAGGCGATATGAACTGGCGAAAGCAGCCATGCAAGGATTTTGCAGCAAACAGGTAATGATTGCTGATTCAAATATGACAGCCCAAATAAGCCTTAGTTTTGCCGATGCGCTAATAAAGAAATTGAAAGGAGAATAAAATTATGACCGAAGAACTTGTAACATTGGAAACAGCAAAGTTGCTAAGAGAGAAAGGCTTTAATGAGTATTGCAAATATATCATTAACGATAAAGGCTTGATGATGGAAACCATATTTAGAACTAGTAAGGATTTACCTAAATTATTCTATTCTTGTCCAATACAATCCATCGCCCAGAAGTGGCTTCGTGAAACTAAGAACATTCATATATGTATATACAACTGTGCTTGTGGCTATGGATACGAAATATCTAAAGCTGACAATGGAACTCATATGGCTAGTTCTGTTTATAAAGGAACAAATGATGGAGAGGAATGGGATAGCTACGAGGAAGCACTTGAAGCAGGTTTACAGGAAGCATTAAAACTTATATGATTATGGAAATAGCAGAATCAATATTTAAATTCATCCTTGCCTCATTAAATGTTTGTGCTCTAGCATTTACTTTAATTTTGGTAAGCAAGTGGCATATACGCATGGAGAATAAGCTGGATGATATAGAAAGATATGTCCGTCGTGTGTCAGATCGTAACGATATTGTTTTCCTTAACCAGCTCTCGGAGCTGCAAAGACTGTTGATAAAAGAAGAACGGTATGAGGAAGCCGATAAGATTGGAAAAATAATTAAGGATGAAGAAATTAAATTAGGAATAAGGGAATGAAGAATATTAATTTAAACGAACTACGGGATCGAGCTTATAAGACCGCTTGCGAGCACGGTTCCCATGATAAGGAGCTGAGTAATGAACATCTTCTTTGTCTTATCATTTCCGAGCTTATGGAAGCTGTGGAAGCGGACCGAAAAGGTAAATTAGGAAAGAAATGCAAATCGCGTTTTGAAATGGAATACAATCGTTATCCTGCATTAGTGGAAGAAGAAAAGCGATTTAAGTGCTCCTTTGAAAAGCATATAAAAGATTCACTTCCTGATGAATTGAGTGATGCGGTTATACTCCTGCTTGACCTTGCAGGACTTCGAGGGATAAGCCTTGAACTTGCCAACGGAGATATTGATGACTGTATTGAAGATATGGCAGAAGCCTGTAAAGACGAAACTTTCACCGAATCAATCTATTCCATCTCTACACTTCCTGTTAGATATGACGGAATATTTGATTTTTCTATTACTGTGAATGATATGATACTGTCAATTTTTGGACTTGCCAAACATCTTGACATAGATTTGCTTTGGCATATCGAGCAAAAACAAAAATATAACGAATTAAGACCTATGTTGAACGGGAAAAAGTATTGAATATGAAAACAATATTATTTACAATTATATGTATTATCTCCCTATTATGGGTTGGAGATCTCACAATTACATTTAAGCCGTTTTCCATTTCTCTTCCTGGTTGGTATAAGGCTTTGGGTATCCTTCTATTTTTTCTGTCAATGGCGGTATATACTATAGGGGAATATACTAGAGGGTATAAACAGGGTTTCGATGATGGAGTAAAGAAATGTATTGAAATACTTAAAAAGAAATGAATTGTAAACGTTAACTACTTTTAAACTAAGTATTTATGGGTTCAAATGCGAACCATTATAACTACTGGAAAAGCCACAATATTTTGATCCTTGTAACCCAATTTTATGGCTTTTCCAGCGCTCTTTAACTTGTTTTAAATTACAGTTTGTGGATAATTGACAATCAATCTTCTGTTTTCAGAAAAACATTCTTTAACTCATCTTTCCTTAAAGAGCCGTATTTTATAGCACGGTCAATACGTTTTCGAGCATTTCCGTCTTTAGCCTTTATAGTATTCTTAGAATTATCCTTAGATATAATTAGTTTGACCAGCTCATTCAGAGGAATAGGGGATGTCGTATCTCTATCCCAAATAGAAGTGAAAAAATCTTTTGCAGGTTTCCCCATAAGTAATTTCTTTTCCGTTTCATCACCAACTTTTTCAAAATGAAGGTAAGGCTCCGAAATAATATTGAAGTAGGGCAGGAGCGACTTCTCATCCGGTTCACTCACCATGCGAGTTTTTAGTAGTTTTAGATAACGTCCTCCATTCCTTGTACGTCCTATGGCAAATACTCCGTCTGCAAAGTTAGACAATATCTTGCTTCCTGCCATATTCGTTTTCGACAATGGTTTCCATTCTTCAATCTTCGGGGTATGTGCTATCACCATGATACTTATATTCAACTCACGTTTCAATCTTGTAAGTCCGTCCATGATTACCCCGGCATACTCCGCTTCTGCCGTCTGCGTGGAAAGATAGGAAAGGTTGTCGAGTATCATTACTTTTGCTCCCGTGTCAAGCAGCTTGCTCCTGATACCGTCAATTACGTTCATGCTGAACTCTTCGCTATCCACTTCTTCCGATATGGTGCATCTTACAAGATTTTTAGGGAACTTGGCATTTTTATACCGTCTTGCAAGCTGCCTGTCCGAAAGCTCAAAATCGAAGTACAACACGGCTTGCGGTGGCATCTCCACTTCTGAACATTCGCTCTTCCCTTTGGCAATATCGTAGGCTATCTGTGTGGCTAGAATAGACTTACCAATACCATTGTCAGCGAACAAGAAAACAAGCTCGTTCTCCCACCAAAAATCACCCCACAACCTATGGATAGGCGGTTTTTTCTTCCCATCCTCAATGACTGACTGCATATCGGACGAACTGAACAATGGTATTTGTTCAACCATATCGCCATCATCAGGAATTGGCAAAGCATTTTGTTCAAGTAGTTCTATACTATCTTGTATTTGTTTTTCTTCGGTCATAAAATATTAATTTTCAATTCTATCAGGTGCCGGCATTTCCAGCAGCCTGATAGCCTTAATCGTTTTTCTACCTTCCAAGATAGCTTTGCATAATCTATGGTATCCGTCTGCTATTTGTCCTACTTCATCCAGTATAATAGGATAGTCTAAAGAACAATCAAGAACACGTTTGCATTGAAAGATGAAACTATGAAGCTGGCTGCACTCAAACGGTTCAACAGTCAGGTCTATATTCCACAATGGCATATCACGTACAGGGTATTCCTTTGCTTTCGCGAAATTATAAAGTGTTTGAGCATTCCATATCTTATTGTCTCTGTGGTATTCACTTTCAGCAAAAGTCATATTATCTATTGGTACTTTCATACTATTTACTTATTTAGCCCATTCGGACTTAGGTATACAATTCATTAACTTAAACCTGCCGGTCACTTCATTGTGACCGTATGAGTACACATAGCAGATACCTTCTCCGGTAATGTTAACAGTAGATTCTGCACCCACATACAGCTTGCAAACGCTTCCTTTCGGAACATGGAACTCAACCTTTGAAGCAAGCACCGTAGTAAGCGTGGAATCCTGCTCTATTTGCCCATTAAAGTCCACGTACAGGCACGAAGTATATCCGTCCTTGTTCCGCTTCCATTTACCATTAATATAGTCAGAAAACGTCCGTTTCATATACTGAATATCCATACCGAATCCAAAGCTGTGAGCATCTGCTAACAGTTCCACACCGTTTGAATCTAACGCCATATCCATTAACGCTTCCTTACTTGTCGCTGCGTCCCATTTATTTTTATACCCAGTGCAAAGACCGAGCATGATGGCATTACGTTTAAAAGCAAGCAAATCACTCATAAAATTGGAAATTTTTTTAGTTCAACTTCTATAAGTTCTTTTATCATCATTACGGCATTGTCTGAATCAGGAATGCTCTTATAAGTCTTTACAGATCGTATAATGTTACGTGCATGAATATGAGAATGCTTTTCTAGCGCACTGTACGATACCCCAAATCGGTCATGCGCAGTCACAAACACAGCCGGTCTCGCCATTCTCTTTACGAACGGTATATTTGTCTTCCCTTCGTATAAAGACAATGGAGATATGGGCGAATATTTGTCCTTACAGAATACTTTATTTACGCAATCGCACACGATGCGTTCAACTTTTTTTACAACGTCCGATTTTAAGAAATCCTCTTTTTCTGACATACTTTTCTATTATTTTCTTTTGGTCTTCATTAAGTATTTCACCCATAACATACATACTGCCAATAGTAGCCTTTCTGAAATCCACTTCCTTTTTCCCACATTTACCCAAATTACAATCTACACCTTTTGAAACATTCGGTATTATCACATGGGTATTTATGCATCCTTTTACGGGTATCGCCTTAAAGCTAAGAAACATATTACCGTTTCTCACCTTAATACACCCTGTTTCTACATCGGGAATAAAAAGCCCCTTTGTCACTTCTCCGGTCTGCTTGTCCTTGAATGACACCCATTTCACACCGGGATGCCGTTCCATCTTTATGTAGATGTGATATACATTGTCCGGGTTATACCTGTCCTTTCTCGGTTTCAGTTCCATCGTCAAACATCTCTTTCGCTTCTTCTGCCATGATAGCCTTCTGTTCAAATTCCGCATTAGCTTTCAAGTCTTCTTCGGGCGGCGTAGTGTTCATAGCTTTATTTAAATCTTTCATCTGACCTTCCATCCACTTCATGTAGTTTTCAGCCTCTTTCTGCGCTTCATTTATGTCAGTAAACACGGTCATAGGCTTCACAAGGTTGGTTTCTGTAAGCACTTTCATACCGTCCAAGAACTCCTTGTTGGTGGAAGTAGTTTCCCCGAACATTTCATTCTCCTTGCCTTTGATGGATTTCTTGAAGTCCACCATATACTTCAACCATGCATAGAGGGATGTTTCATGCGCCACACCGTCCAATCCTACTGCGTATGGAGTAGTGAACACCCGGAATCCTGTGTAGTTCTTAAAACAGGCATATCCTTTCGTGATTACAATCTCAAACGAGCCGAAGTTTTCTCTCTCCAACACATCACTTTTTTTGATGATGAACTCAAATCCTTGTTGTTTCTTGTTCTTTTCCATAATTACAATATTTCTTCGTTTACAACTTCCGTAATCACCGTTTCCCTCAACTCCTTAATGATTATCGGTGCGTTTGGCTTATCCGAATGTCTCATAGTAGAGCTGACAGCCTTCAAACATTCCTCTTTTGTGCTGAACTTCGTATGAGTATCATACCACATATACGATGTAAATTGCGGCTCTGCCCATTCATAAAGGTACTTATCACCGCATTGGGCGATAAAGAATGTTCTTGTTTTTTTATCGGTCATAATTATATCACTAATTTATTCCATCATACATTATATTCTCTGCATCCAACGCGTTGTTTTCCATCATATAAGTAGGAAAATCAATCCGTTGTGAAGTGTGGCTATGCCTATCTATTTCTATAAACAAATAATATAATCCTCCGTCATAGATACAAGCGTCATACTTTCTCAATAATATTTGAAGTTCTTGTAGAAACTCGTCCATTTTATAGTTCATAATTCTACTTCCCTTTTATTTGTCGTAATCCATTATATTGTCAGCATCAATTCCACAAGTGTATGGGTATTTAACGCTATCCTCTCCAACTGCAATAGTGGTAGTATATACCTCATCACTTTGGTCAAAACCAACATATACAGAAGCATCGTACTTTCTCAACAATGCTTGCATTTCAAAAAGAAAGGCATCTTTATTGTCTATCCTATCTACATCTTCAATCAGGCACGATTCTGCGGTCATAACAGGCGTATCAATCGCAACCCACCCATCTTTGGCTATGGTGACTTTTGAAATCGCATCTCTGTTTTTATAACGCACAAAGTCACCGACATTGATTTTACCATTATCACTCATACCTATTCCCCGTCTTAGCCTTTCTTCCTCTTTTCGGCTTGAACGCATCCTTAGCGTCCTCAACCTCGATAACACACTCTCCCTCATCTTGAATGGTAGCAATGGTTTCGTTCTCTTTTAATTCTTCCTTAATCACAGGATTAACCGTTTCCTCCGCTTCCTCCACAACAGACTTCCCGAATCTAGGTTTCTCTTGGTTCATGTTCAGCTTCTGCATATCCATAGCGTACTGCAACTGGTACGCCTTGAACTTTTCATCGTCCGAGTCAATGATTTCATCCGCATAGCCAGCATAGTGCATGGCGATAGTTCGTCTGTTTGCTTTCATAGCCATTCCCAACGCTTCTTCATCTACGTACATATACGGATGGATGGAAATAAGCCCATCAATAGGAGAAAGCCGTCCGAATGTCTTCTTGTACTGGATAAGTCCGTCTGCCCTCTGCTCCACAATGGCGTAGGCATTCATGAGGTTCTTCTTTTTGATAAGAGCGATAGCCAATATCCAAGTAAGCCCCAGTTCGGGATTGAACTTCTTTGGCAAGTCTTTCAGCTTGGCGAAAGACAATGCTTCTGATAAAGTTTCTTCTTCTAAAAACATATCATACAAATTATATAATTAAACCAATTAAAATGGGAATACCTAATATTACAGACGTGGAGATAATAACAATCCATCCCCAAAGCCATAAATCCGAATATTCACAATCTTTAAAATTGAATTTATTTCTAATATATGCAAGCATAAGCAATAATATTCCTATTACGGTGAAAAACACCCAGCAAAAAACAAATGGGTATATTGAATTAAACCCTCTAATTGGCAATAATATAGGTATATAATGATTCATTGTTATTCTTCCTTATCCGTTTTCAAATATCCGTTCTCTGCGCACCAACAGAGCATATTATATGCGGCTTCGAGCAATGAATCAGACTTAAATTCTTTGTAGTAGTCAAACTCGTCTGACATCGAGTAGCATATATACCATTCTTCGCTATCATGGGACATTGTAAGCCAATAAGTATCTATGCTTGTCTTCATTTCTTTAGGCAGCACCTCTATGATGTCCTGCAAGGTGAAAGCTGGCATCATTTCAACTCCACGTCTCTTATCTTCAGTAAGGATTGAAGCAATAGCTATGCTCCATTCATCGGATGACAAGAAAAGACAACTTGGATGGGTTGGCATATAGAATCCTTTTTTTGCTTTTAGCCAGCACATACTCGCCTTACTCGTATCAACACCCAACTTTTTCAAATGCAACATCCGCTCGATAGAAAGTGTCTGATTCTTCATAATTTAATTTTATTCGTTAGGAAATTGTTCGTCATATCCGAAGGAATGTCCGTAAACGTTCTTGAACGTAAACGTCACTTCCTTGTATTTCTGCCCGTAAAGGGTGTCGCTTTTAGGCTCTGTGGCTCCTGAAAGGTACATCAGAACCTTTCTCTTCCTCGCTGTATCACGGTAGGCAATCTTGGAGCCAGTAATGAAAGCCATAAAGTCACGGTAAGACTTATCATCCTTGGTATCATCCTCCAAGAATATCAATGTCAGTTTTATAGTTGTCCGCTTGTATGCCGGTGTGCTGGAAACATACACCTCCGCCTTACTTGTTTCGGCAAAATCCTCTGCATACATATTTGTAGGCTCTCCATACGAATTAAGACCTGTACATTCTTTATACCGCAATCCGGGGAAACCCGTTTCCAAGTCTTTCCAAACGGCACCAAGCTCACCGTAACGCATCATATAAAACTTATAGTCATTCATATTATAATATTATAATACACGCAAATATAATTAATTAAATTCATATATTAAAGCTTTACTTTAATATTTATCACTATGATATATTTAAATCCGTTTCAACATTAAGTTTTTAATCTTAAAAGTAAAAGCATATTTGTAATATTGATATCTGTACTTTGTATTGCATAGTACTATATCATTGCATATTAGACATACCCTATATAAATAAAGGAAAAATGTCTAATCCAAAATACATAGAAAGAAAGTAACATAAAGAAAGAGTGAGCGCAGCGAACACCTCACTCCCTTTGATTATTTAAATAAACAAAGGGGAATAAAAGCAATCTGCATAGGAAAGCATCAACGCAAAACATGAATATTGATATAATGATGAATAATATTGTTTTACATAATAAATTGTGTTGTAGATACGAAATATTGCAACACTGCAAGACGTGAAAATTCAGAAAAAAAATTAAAAAAAATCGGGAGAGGGCGGATGTTTACGGCTGCACTGGCATAGAGGGGACGGGGGTATACTTGCAACGCATTGCAGCGCTCGTTTGATTCGTTGTATACGGCTTTAATAAAGGCAATATAGGGCAAAGATAGGTGTAGGCGATACATTGTGAAGATGAAAGCAAAAGGGCTTAATATTGCACTGATTAGGCTTCTAATTGTATGTTATTTAACATGTAATATTTTTATGTTTGTTTACAAATTTAGTGGTTAAATATTTGGTAGAATGGTAACTTTTTTGCACCTTTGTATTGTGAAAAGGAAAGGATATCACATAGTGATAACACAAGATATCCGATTACTTTTCACAAGGGTAAACGTAAAGCGAAGCGTATACGTGATATCCAAAAGCGTGTTATTAAGTGTTGGAATAAAAAGAGAGCCTTAACACGGCAATGTTAAAGCTCTCAAAGGATCGAAATACTAAAGTACCTCATTCCTATCACACGGGACAAAGGTACTTCTCTGTTTTGATTCTTGCAAATATTCTTCCATTTATTTTCTTTGGTTTGCTGATATTACGATAACATACAGCTATTGAGTGTATAGGCTGTACATGGTATTAGTAGGCTATTAATCACGCTATAATGTTGAATTATAAACAATTTAAACTATAGCATTATGAAAGCAATGAATTTCTACACCGCAAACGGTTGGGCTGGTTCAAATTATGACAGCAAGTTATCAACTAAAGAAATATCCGCAAAGGTTAGATCTTATGCTAAGAAGAATTTCCCGGAGTTTAAATTCTCGGTTCGTTCTGAATGGAGCATGTACACTGATTCAATGTATATCGAATTAAAATCCGGCCCTTGTGTTCCTTTCGTTGAAGGATCAAGAAGCGCGGAACGTGGTTATATGTCCACAATGTCAACCGTAAAGGGCTGGGAAAATGAGTTAACGCCGGAAATGTTTAAAGTGTTGGACGCTGTTACGACTTATGCTAGTTCTTTCCGTTATAATGATTCAGACGGCATGCAAGACTATTTTGATACTAATTTTTACATCCATATAGAAGTAAGCGACGAATATAAGGTTATAGAGCCGAAAGCAAAGAAAAGCAGCATTAAGACTGAAAAGGCTGAGGAAGCCAAAGAAATGGAAGCCGTGACGGTTGAAGGTTTGGAAATGGTGGACTATTCAGAAAAGGCGATTGCAGTTTTTGGTGATACGAAGGCTATCAAAGAGCAATTAAAGGAACTGGGTGGACGCTTTAACCCGTCTTTAAATTACAACGGTGAAAAGCGTGCCGGATGGATATTCAGTAAGAAGAAAGCGGACGAAGTGCGCAACCTGATGGCTTCCGAAAAGGTGGAAGCCGTGGAAGAACTTCCGGCACTTTCTGAAGAAATATACATCCCGGAATTAGAGGAAGAAACGAAACAACCGGAGAAGTTAGGTAATATCCATTTAACCGAAATGGGCAACTTTAACGGCGTGCGCTATTATAACATTGAAGGCGCTGGAATCATAACCAGTGCGAAAGTACGCGAGGACATGCAGCCGGGCGATATTTTCAACGTGTACACAGATAAGGAGCGAAAATATAGTGTAACTTATGACGGTGTAAGCCTGGAAAGCAGTTTAAAAAACGATCTGCCCGGTATAATTGAGTTTAATTGCAAAATAGAATCGGGCACGCTTAGCGCTTCATCACATTATACCCCGCTTACTGAGGGAGTGGAATTTTATGAGAAGAAAGTAAAAGGAAAGCGTTACACCGTCAAGGATAAGCCGTTAACACTTGGATATTACGGCATATTAGATAATTTGGACAACTGTATAATAGAATGCTATCCGACTAAGGAAGAAGCCGAAAAAGAGGCGGAAATACTTAACGGGTTTACGGATGGTAACGGACGATTAAAGACGGTCATTTAATTAGCTGAATATGGTTTTGTTGGTTTTGTTATTCGGTGCTGTGATATTCATTTCCGGCACCGACAGGGATAAGTTACGCGAATTTTTAAACAAAAATGATGAATCAGATAAGTTTTAAGGATATGACATCAAAAGAAGCATTAAAGCAATTGCAAGTATATTGTGCGGCAAATGGTTTCGCCCTCTATCCATCAAGTTTGCCGAAACAAACATACTCTATAATATTGGCGGATGGTGACAACGGCGAAATAACAACACGTTACCCGAATAAGCGTATAAGCGGGTATTTCACCCCGAAAGAGTTATTAATATGGATCGGAGGATACTACGCAGCATTGCAAATAAAATAAAGTGATTATGAGAGTTTATTTTGCAGAAGTAAAAACAAGATATCAAGCGATTAAAGAATGTCCGTTTACGCCTTCAAATGTCGCCAAAGTGTGTGGAGGCTTCATGTGTTTTGAGTCTACGAATGACTACAATACATGGAAAAACCAAAAGTAACCAATTATCCCGTATCGGCTTAACCGTGGTCTTTGATGAATATACGGGAACTAGTTTTATGAACTTAAAAACATTAAATCATGAATATATACGAATTTATACACAAGAATGGATATAAAGCCTTGCAAGGCAAACAAATTGATGTATGCGGTGAAAAATGCTTCATCCATGAACGATTTTTCACACCTGAACAAATTCTTGAGCATACAGATATAGAATACCGAATAAAGCAGGGGAGAGAACCATATTTCAGGCTTTATGGCGGTGAAACGCAAAATGCTGATTTAGTGAGATGGATATATCCAACATACGAAGTAATAAATGAATAAATATAAAATATATTGCCACATGTTAGCATAGACGTACGTTGGGGCTTTTTGCCAACATATCATCTTATGACACCCCGGCAGTAATACGGCTGCCGGGATTGCGGAAAAGGATTAAAAAACGAATTATTTACAATTAAATCAAAGCGAATATGAGAACGAAAACACCCGAACAATTAAATAAGCAATGGAAGCGAATAAGCAGCTATGTAAGGCAGCGCGGCAGATTTATGGAATACTTTCGCATATACGCACGTTATCGTAACCGCATGGCAAAGTATTTAGGCTCATCGCCTTATTGGCCAATAAATACAGGCTACCAATACACGGAAGGAAACAACGCGCCTACACCGCGCAAGGTGTAGGCAGGATATTAATAACGAATTATTAACCGCAAGCAATTGCACAAAACGGAAAGTATGAATATTATTACAGATAGAACAAAAGCCCCTGCAAAGCTGCACTATAGGGTAAGCAATAACAGCGGATCAATAAATAAAGAGTTTGGCAAGAACCAGCAAGCAGCCTATGACTTTGCAAACGGAATGAAAGAAACGGCAACTATACGCGGGTATTTCGTTTTCAAAAAGCGCGGAGAATGGCAAACTAATACGGTATTTATAGACCATGTGTTTAAATAACCAACTATCCCGGCGTGGGGGACAACAAGCGGAGCGACACCGCCGCCGGGAACTGATAACAAACTAAAATTATAAAGATATGAACAGATTAAAAAACGCCATTGAGGCAGGAAAATTCGCATGGGAAAGGTATCTGAACGGTAAGACATGGAACGGCATAATGCTGCGTACACAACCATTGTTTTGCTGTTACGGGCAAATAGGTTATCAGGTGTTTGTGTACGACCGTGAACAATATGCAGCCACATTCACATACGATTGGGAGAAACAGCAAACCGAAATTTCTATTAACTAAAATAAGGAGGAACGAACTATGTTTTTTATACTGGTGGTAATTTGGATAGTGTGCGGAACATTGAAGGAAATGACGGGGCACAACGGTTTCTAAGAAGAATTAAACGAATTGTATTAACTTAAAAACGGATATTGAATTATGGGAAAGATATATGCCTATCACCGCTTCTCGACTGACGAGCAAGACGCACAAAGCCAGAGAAATATAATAGCAAAGTATGCCGAATCAAAAGGGCTGCAAATTGATGAGATTATTTCCGATGAAGGAATAAGCGGAAGCGTTTCGTACAAAAAAAGAAACCTATCCGAATTGTTATCAAAGACGAATAAAGGAGATACTATTATAGTGTCGGAAGTTTCACGCCTTACAAGAGGTGGCATTATAGAACTTAGTGATATGATAGCCGAATTTTTCGCCCCAAAGGGGTTGCGGTTAATCATCTCAAACGTGAATCTTGATATTGATTGCTCCGACATGAATCCACTTATAGAGCTGCAATTATCCATGATGGCAACTTTTGCTAAGATAGAACGGCTTAATATAAAGAACCGTACTAAAGCTGCATTGGAAGCAAGAAAGAAAAAGATAGAGCAAGAAGGCGGCTTTTACTCAAAATCGGGCAACTGGTGCACCTCTTTGGGTGGTACTACATCCGGACAGGCAAAAGGAGGTAAGGTGAACGGGGAAAAGAGAAGAAAAGAAGCGATGGACGACAAGCTAAACCGGACGATTGCCGTAATGCTGCAAGACTGCCAAACACCGCAGGATGTTGACAAAGTAGCGGACAAGCTAAATGCAATGGGATTAAGGACGGCTACCAATAAAGAGTTTACACGGAATCGCCTTACCGCATTGCGCACTAAGATAAACAGACGTGCGGAATACGCTAAAAGTATGCTTTAAAACATACTTTATAAAACGAATTACTGATTTATAAATGATAATTTTGCAAACAATTAACGCTTAGCTATCGGCATGACGGGCAATTTATTATGAATCAAATTGAAGAATTTGTAAATGATGCGGAACAATTGATGGAAGCGATATTGAAAAACAATGTGAACGGTGAAGAAGTAGAAGTAACCGCCACAACCAATCACCCTGACAGTAGCTACGGACAGGCTGTTTGGGTAGACGAAAAAGGAACGGCGTATTGCCAAGTAGGGATGGAAGCACCGTTTTACACAGTAATAAAAAAGTAAGGTTATGAAAACGAACGAATTTATACATAGAATAGAGAACGGAGAAGCAAAGGTTCTAACAGTTGAAGAAGCCAAGAAACTGAAAGGGAAGAAAATATATTGGTTCTATTTCGGATATTCAGGAAACGAAAACGAAGTGCAAGAAATGAAGGTCGGTGATATAGTATCAGAACTTGAATATTATTCAAGCCAACCTTGTGAAGGATATGAATCACGTGCTGACTATTGGAAGTCGTATATGTCAGAGAAACAACTTGAAACAGTAGACAAAACATTGATGCTGTTGGATTCTGACGGGAAGGACAAATTTATTAAAGCACATTTAAACATGAACTTCTTCGATGAGCCGACATTCACTTGTTCAGACGCTGATAGAGAGGTTTATTATTTGGTTATAGAGTGAATTACCGCTAAACTAAAGATTTAGGGGCTTTCAAATGCGAACTCTTATAAAACTAGGGGAAATATCCTTGGTCTTTCTTTAATCTTTTTGGGGGTAGAAAAAACGGGAATTACAGGCACAACGATATCACCCTTGCCAACACGACAAAGGGTATCAGTCTATAAATGAACCTCTCTATACGTTCCATCGCATCACAGCAAGTAAACGGCAGAAATACCAGTGAGGCACATCATCAGCCTGCTCAAGCAATATGTTCAACTTATCTTCTTCCATATTCTGTTAACATAAAAAAAGCGGTAAAACCCGTTGGGAATTACCGCTTAATGCTAAATAGTTACTTTATTTTGCGTTTTTGAATATTTAATTTTATCTTTGCGCCATGAAGATAGCCCTTGATACATTGAAAGGCTACGTTGACCGTAGCTCACTAGTGTAGATGTATGGGGGTTATCTTTTTTCGCACCTTTAGATTGCAGAACAAAACTACAATTCGAAAAAATTATTTATCAATCTTTTTCATTTCCTTTGCTGTCATTTTAAGAGCTTTTTTAATTATAGGCAATTCTTTTTCTTGTGGCAACTGTTCAGGTTTGCGCCCGGTATTTTGTTCTACTATATTTCGGACTTGTCTTCCAACAGTATAGTGTGTTTGTTCTAAATTAGCTTGTCCAGATATTTGTTTACTCTTTATAAGCTCTTCGGTTTGGGTAACACGGAATAGATTGGCAGCAAGTTCGGTACGGCTCATTCTGTCAAATAGCTTTCCTTTTTTAACGCCACGTTTCTTTTCAAGCTTCCACGATTCCATATTATACATACCCAGATAACCTGCATTTTGAAACTTTGCATAATCAGTAACATTTGCGGCTTTTGCCGTTGAAGCGAGAGATTTGTTTCCATCTGCAAGTTCTTCACGTATTAGCACGCGGTCTATTTCCTGATTGTTTTCAATGTATAATTCAAATTTTCGTGTTTGCTGTGCGAAATAAGCTTGCGCCAATGCTACTTCTGGCTTCTTTGGATCGCCATTCATAGCAGCAAGATAACACGCAAAACGTGTAAGTTTGAAGTCTTGGAACTCAACACCATTATTATTGCGTTTCACAGCTATTATATTTTCATAATGAGGAATGTTGAGCGAAACAAAAGCCTTTGTTGCGCGGTCAAGAACTTTACAAAATGCTTTCATATCATTATATCCAAGCATAACCATTACTTCTGAGGCCCACCAATAAACGATGCCGTTTTGGTTTTTAAAGTCTTCAAAAGAAAGAATCGCATTGTTGTTTTCTTGTTCCATTTCCATCTATAATTTAAAATTCGGCTCAAAGATAGAATAAAGTATTTGTTATTCCAATATATATCTATAATTAAGATATATAATTTTATTGGATTTATGTATATAATTTCACGACTATTTTGTAAAAACGGTAATTCCAACAAGTCAAAGAACGCTTCTGTTCGATTATTATTTTTCCAGTCCCTTTCTGCAATGTTCACATAAAAATTTCTTCGCTACCGGAAACATCTTCTGCCCCACATATCCGCTAAGATACTGCGCTTCCTCACCATAGGGATCAATCCCGAAAGCCTTGGAGATATGCCGGCACAAATGACCTTTTTCGTGATCCCACGAATTTTGAAACTCTTCGGGAGTGGAGGTTAGTGAGATAACCATTACTGTTTCTCTTCTCCTGTAGTCCGAATAGGTTAGACCGGTATTCATTCTGCCTTCAGTCAGATTGCGATACGCACGCTTGAGGGAATCCCCCCTGCATCCTATACGGTACAGGTCCATAATGATCCGATCCGCCCAATAGGTGTGTACCGCATAATACACTTTGACGTGCCAGTCCCCATATTTTGGTATGTAGAACTCCTGAACAATCATATCACATCCGACCAGATTACAGGAATCCCTTTACCTATACAGGTGGCAAAGAACTCGTCAAACGCCCTGCAAGGATCGCCATCAATATCATCAAGGTAGCACTTTATATGCTTGCACAAATGCGCCTCGTCAACCAATGATTTTTTATAGAAATCCGCTTTCAGCATGTTTGCGACATAAGCAACGTCATAACCCTTGTCGTGCTCGATGGTAATTCCGTTCGCTTTCAGCATATCGTCCACTTCATCTTTGCTCCACGGCTCCAACTTTTTTTCTTTACCCGTGGTTTCGTCTTTCACTTTCATTTTTGAGACGGCCCATTCATAAAGTTTCTTGCTGAAATGAAAGCCGTATGCTTCCAGATATTCCCTCATGCCAGATGGGAATCTGCTGTATGTATCCAATCTCTGTTCCATAACCTTTGTTTAAAAAGAGGGGCATTCCACCCCTCCACCATTAATAAAACTCACCGTTGGCGCGTCTGCGTCTGCGTTCTCCCATGTCATCCATGCGGGGATATTCAGGGAAATAGCCGGGATATCTGCGTTCTCCCATACCTGATCCTGAATAATTTCTTCCGCCATCACGGAAGCCCATGTCTCCATGAATCTCTCTCATGGCCTTTTCGTAACCGTGGCGGCAGCCTTCCTTGTAGGCTTCTTCCACCTCGTCACCTCTCATACCGAAGCCGCGTCCGTAATCGTCACGCCCTTCTTCTAATATTTCCCACATTCCCATAATCATTTCTTTGTTTTGGATGTTTCAACCACTCCGAGCTGTTCCATAAGCCGTTTGTTCAATTCCATAAGGTCAGACATGTTCTTGCTCATTTCCGCCATTTGCCCTTTCAGAGAGGATATTTCCTGCTCCTGACGTTGTTTCTCGGCAAATTCAGGGTTCAAGAGCGTAAGCATCTTGTCACACCCTGCAATGACGGAATTGTGAAAATCCATGCTGTTGATGATGTCTATGCTTTTCTGTTTCATAGAAGCGACCTCGTTATTCATCGCATCACGTGAGCATGACACTACGATATTGCCGTTCTGTCCGAAGTCGGCTATATCCATGCCGGCAGGAAGATTTTGGAAAGTCGTGTTCTGCCCGTTGATACAGACAACAACATCCACAACCATTTCCATTTGGGGCAACTGTCCCATAGGGGATGCCATAGGATATTTCGGCTTGGGAGCGGAAACGCTGACTACCGGGCCGTATTCGATAAACGGGTTAGCATCCTTATGAAGTATATATAACTGGTTATTGGTACGAAGTGATTGAAACATATTGGTTTAATTTTAATAGGGTGCCAAGAACCCCGGCACCCGTGTTAACTACTTGCTTTTGCTTGACATTGCTTCTGCCGTTGCAGCCGGAGTAGCGGTAGGTCTGTATCCGCCATTAACAAGGAACAGCTCGTTGGTGTATTTGTTATAGTGGATTTCATAAATACCGGTTCCGGCAAGGTTGGCAACCGTAATAGGCTCGTTGTTGTAAGCTAACAACGGTCTTGTATCCCCGTTGGTCCCTATCAATATAGGCAGCGTGGCAGTCGTGCCGGCAGGGATCGCCTGACGAAGATTGACATAGAACCCTCCGACATAATCCCTGTTGCGGAACGCATGGTTAGGAAGCTCCAAAGTCACATTCTCAGTACCGACTGTTACAGCCACCGTAGGAAGAGTGTTGTAATTCACTCTGCCAAGGGAGGGAAACGGGAACGGAAATCCTGTAAAAAAGTTAGGCCACATATCTACCTCCTTTCTCACCGGATTAACCCCAGTAGTTATTGCAACCGCATCCGTAACCACCACGGCCATATACAGCATCACCTGCATAAGCACCGTATGCTGCGGCACGATATGTATCCACGTTCACACCTACAATATTAGGGTATTGTACCGGGACAGTGTTAGGTAATTTACATTTTATACCATCAACATCGCTCTGCAATGCCTGCAATCCGGCTGCTAAAGGAGCGATCTGTTGTCCTACCGCACTCAGGATAGTGGCGTTCTGGTTACGCTGAGAGATTTCGGCTGTCAAAGTAGCCTTTTCCGCAGTAAGAGATGCGATCTTGTCCTGCAATGCCTGATTCTGGATAGCGTCAAGTTTGGCAAGGATGGCATTCGTGTTGGCTGTCGCACCATCACGCAATGACAATGTGTTCTGGTTAGCAGTGTTGACTAATGTGTTAGTCTGGTTGCACATCGCAAGCTGGTTCTCGTATCCCTGTGTGGTTACAAGCTGTTTCATGTCGCAGCAACAGCTACAGATCTGAGATGTCAGAGCGTTGTTACCTTGCATGATCGCAGTTAGGATACTGTTGGTGTTCTGGCCCATTTGGTTGCCGAGACCGCAGATAGCCTGTGATACAGAGTTAATACCGGCAAGGATTTGGTCTGATGATGTGTTCACAGCTTGTGCTAATGCTGCAATGTCGACACCGTTTCGGTTAAGTGTCTGCATGATCATTTCTCTTCCTTCGTTCGCTCCTTGGTTGTTGTTGCCACCAAATCCGAAGTTCCCGTTACCGAAGATGGCTGCAATCACAATCAATGCGATGATGTCCTGAAAACCGCCATTGTTTCCGAAGAAACCTCCGTTTCCGTTTCCTCCCATCAGCCCCATCAGATAGCCAGTGTCAATTCCACGGTTCTGCAAGGACGGAAGAATGGACGCAAGCAGGCCATTGTTTGCACCGGTTCCACCGTCTTGGTTAAAAACATAAGTTCGTTCCATAAGTATTTGTATTTTGTATCCGGTCAAAATCGACCGTGCACAAAAGTATATAGATCATAACTCATGGAAAATCAGTTGTTTCCCAACAAATTCTTTATATCGTCCCAATATATTCTCATCATTTTCCCACTCTCCATCCTCTCATGGAAATTGGATATCATGTAGTTGACAGCACGTTTGGTCTTATGGATATGAGCGGCTATTTGTGAAGGGTACATACCGCTTTCGAAAAGAAAAAATACAAGAAGATACCGGGCATCCACTGTTTCCATATTCTTATCAGACGATAATATTTGGTCTACAGACACTTCTGTTTCTTTTGAAACAATATTAATTATTTTGGCAAAGATTTCTGACTTGCACATGTTTTTTCTAATTTTTTATTCTTATCTTTGCCATGCCACATAAAACAAGATATATCGATGAACAAAGCATAAGACATTTTGTTGAAGATATTTAGCCTCCAACGTGCAGTGTCTTATGCTTTTATCATGTTTTTATGTGGCAATATTAATATGAGCGTTGGGGGCTTTTTTTTGATTCTAAGCCCCTGAAAGAATTACTTTTGTTATGAGTTTTTCTATTATGTGCCACGCTTCTACCTGTGGCATTTTGGTTACTATTTCATCTTGCACCTCCCTTCTTCTTTATCAGCCAAATGACTACGATTAGTAATATTAATATAATACCTATTGAAAACTCTCCTAGTTCTAATTTCGTCTTCTGCCACCATGTTAATTCCTTCTCCACAGGGTAGGGGACTTCTAACTCTTTCTCCTTCTCTATATAGGCTGTATCGCGAATCATCCTGTCACGGTAGACTATATGCCACTTGTCAACAAACACTGAATCGCCTTTCTCTTTTATATGGACAGAATCCTTAATGTAGATGGAATCACGCTCATGCATGGTAAGATAAAGACTGTCAGTCCTTATAGTTTCTACCGGGACATACCTTATGCTCCGGCATGATCCAAACAGCAATAGCAATGCTATCCCTACCGCAATCCATATATAGACTCTCTGTTTCATCCCTCAAATTTTATATCATTTATACGGTTCATCCAGCCCCGTTTGAACTTGTTGTTTGCTGGGCGTTTCCGGCATATATCCTCGATGAAATCAAACCGTGCAATCTTGATCTGGTCAAACAATTCACGGGGATTACGGGAATTTACTGCGGCGAGTGTCTTAGGCCCGACAATGCCATCAGGAATCACACCAACCAAATCCTGCGGTACTTTAATACCATGTACCCCAGAAGCCCATACAAAATCGCATACTATCTCTGCTATACTTTGGCTTCTTATTTCATCCGCATTCCATCTATCCCAATACAACATCTTCAAGATACTTTTCCAATCGTTATATGACAAATCCATCAACCTTCCGGTCGTAGGTTTTGGATAACCTTTTCTACGACAATATTCCTCATAGGTAGCCATTGTCACACCTACCATAGTTTGTCCTCCTAAATCATCGGGATCATCAGCCCATCCTGTTTTTCTTGCTCTTTGAAAAAGAGACTCATTGGTTTCATTGCTTTTCTTACTTATACCAGCTTCCCATTTTATAAGAAATGGTATGAAATGTTCAATATTAGCCATTTTTCTTTTCCTCCTTATCTTTAAATTATAAAATTACTATTATTTTTGTCGCAAAAAATATGGACTTATCAGAACTTATTAGAAGCTATACTCCTGAACAGAAAAATGTGTTTAGTGCTTTTCTCATCCAACTACCATTAATATTTACTATAATGTATTTATACATACCTGCTTTTAAATCCTTAGAGCTTTATTTGCAAGTAATTTTTGCCATATCTGCGTCTACATTATCTATTTATTATTCTTTTTGTTTGTTATGTTTATGCTCCGTTTGTTCCCGATACAGGTTTAATATGGAAATACCTATACTTATTATGCCAACATTGACAGCTGCATTTCTTTTACTGCGTTCGCCAGAAAGCTATTTAAACGGGCATGAATATGTATTAAGAATAGCGCTTAAATGCACGTCATATTTCTATGGATTCATCGGAATTACAGGATTCTTTTACCGAAAATGCGTAGATTATGGCATAAAGTGCAAAAGGCGCAATAAAAATAAAATCAATTAAACTCATTTCTTTTCCTCCTTTTTATTTTCTGTTATTATTTCATTTATATCCTCTTTTTCTACATCAAGCACCTTCTTACCAAACAGACCTAACGCCTTAAGCATATTAAAGCTGTATCCTTTGGGCTTCAATATATTTGATATGATAGAGCAAAATTCAATGAAGCAAACTAGCAAACAGGAGTATATGTCTATATCCCATTTGCTGCCGGATGCAATGTTTATCATGACAACCATACAAACAAAGGCGAAGTAGGTTACAAGTTTACCCATTGTGCGGCGTATTGCACTAGAGAAACGAACCTTTTCGCCCATCAAAAGGCTTTTCCTTATTCCAAAAGCCAAATCACATATCACTACTGCAAATGATACAATAATCCAAGGTATCATGTGCTCCAATGATTCTGCTATAAAACCGCTTACTATTACGGAGAAGCCACCCGGTATGGCTTGGGTTGTTATACTATCTCTTACCATCAGAATGATTATTTAAATGTATTAATTAATTAGTCACTTATGAATACTCTTAGTCCTGCTCCCCTTGAATTTGAATTTGGCGCGAATACACGGTCTATTCTATCTGAAATAATCTCCAAATATCCCGTCTGCGCTTTCAATTCAATTAGCATGGGGTTTGTTTCAGCTTGTGATTCCAAACTATATCGAGCGTCTAACAGATTTCTGATAGCTGTTATGTCAGTAGTTTGCTGGCTTACAAAGAACCTGATAGAGTTTAGTAATGCCTCAAGCGCCTCGGCGGTAGTCTCTGTTATACCTTGTATTCCTTGTTGGAGAGCGGATAAATTTGCTTTACCTCCGGGTTCCCATCCTATTTGGTTAAAAATTTCTTCTGCCGCCTCGTTATATTCACCAAACACTTCCTTCATCTTGTCAGACCAGTCTTTGATGGCTTCGGTATTAATATCATTCGGCTTTAAAAAATCCGTATATGCCTTTTGAAGTCTTTTATATTCCTCACTATTCTCTATCTCATCAGCAGCGGCATTCGCTTTTTTTGCGACACTTTTTATAACCGAATTATTGGCTGTGTTTCTTAGCCTGGTTATTTGGGCTTGAAGTTCAAAATACCTTTCTTGATCCTCTTGCTCCATATCTGTTCTTGTTGCAATTAGGCTGTCAAATTCGTCAAACATAGGTTTTAAGAACTTGTCAGATAATCTTAGAAGTATCTGTTGTTTTACATAGTTTTCCATAAAATCATCAAAACTTTCTTGAAGTCCAGACAAGCCATCCCCTGTTTCTTGAAACGCTTCCAACCATGCCGATGCAAAATTCTCAGCCAATGTTTTGAAATTTTCATCGGAGCCTACACCGCCAAGTTCTGCTATCATGTCATTAGCACTGTCAGCCAAAGTATCCCTAAGATCTTCAATCTGTTCCTGCCATTCGTTTATTTTATCCCAGTCAGTATCTTTCTTGTCTCTTTCGGCGGCTATCATGGCATTGAGAGATACTATCTGTTTGTTTATGTTCTCATCAAGTTCATTCCCATATTCTTGTAGCTTTGTTATATCCCATACATTGTCTATACTCTCTTTTAGCTTGTCGTATTCACGTTCCAGCTTCTTTATCTTTCTTTCATGTCCTTCTATTTCTTTTTGCAGTCTTGCATCATCCGATCCGAACAAGGCACTTACTGTTTTTGCCAAGCCCATTGCCGCTTGAAGATATCCAACCGGACCTTGTGCTATTCCTGTTGCTATTTGTGCTATACCTCCTGCCGCTTCTGCCGTGCGGTTGATAACGTCTTTTGTACCATCAGACATTGAGCCGAAAACATTTTCAAGGTCACTGGCAATTTGTGGCAATGCGGATGAGAATTCTGAAAAGATCCTTCCTGATTCTCCGATTTTATTTTTCAGAGTGTCGCCTAGATTTTGCCCATTCCTGATTTGTTCGGCGGTTTCTTTTGATATTTTCTTTTCAGCGGTAAGTTGCTTTAGTATTATATCAAGTTTGGATTTTTCTGTTTCGAGCTGAACTGACAATTGTCTGGCTTCTTTAGAAAGAATGCCAGACGTTGCTACTGCCGCATTATATTCTTGCCGTTTCTGTTCGACAATTTTCGATTGTTCGTTGCTCAGGCTTGTATAATAGTCAACCGCATTGTTGGCTCTTATGTTTTCCTCTTCAAGTTCCTTTCTCTCTTTTAGGAACTGAATATACTCTTTCACTCCCGAAGTAAGACCGATGAAGGGATTTTTTTTAGCAATCATTTCATCAATTTTCTCTTGTTGGTTGATGATTGCTTTCAGTTGGTCAGCCGGAAGATCCTTCAGATTCTCACGCAAACTCATAAGTTTGTCACGCATTGCTGTGAGCATACGTGTGGATGCACCTTCAATGTTCTCGAACATTGAGATATACATATCCGAATTTTGGAATTGTTTCCATGTATTCTCGTCAGACTTCTTGTTGTACTGACTTGTAAGGTTGGATTCATACAGCGTTTTTTGTTCATCGGTTAGTTTAGCTCTTTGTATTTTAGCTCTTTCCTCATAATACCATCTGTCAAGTTGCAACCGATCTGTGAGTTGTGATTTGTAATTCTTAGTTAGTTCGATAACAAGGTCTTGGCTTTCCTTTATGCGTTGCTGTTCAAGCTTCTTTATTGCATCTTGATAATCTTTGTATTGTTGAGTATTCGGGTCTTTGTATGTGTCACCGTACTTTGTTTGAAACTCAATTTCAATCCCTTTCTGCACATCATCCAACGTCTTGGCAAGTCCGGGGAACAACTGTTGAACCTCCGCTTCGGAAAGTCCTGCATCTTTCAGTTTCTTGTGCAAATCCAATCCGTTGAACATGGATTCAATGTTATCTTTAGTTTTGTCTAGCTGCTTTTTAAAATCATCTGCATCCTTTTCGTCAAACAAGACATTAGCATCTTTTTGTGCTCCTATCTTCTTCCTAAAGTCAGTAATAATCTTTGCAAGTTCCTGCAAAGCCTTTGCCGTATTTTCCTTATTAGGCAAGAATGCTTCCCCTATGATATTTTTAGGCATCTGAACATCTTTCAATTGGGATGCGTAGCGTTCCATGACAGTCATAGCTGCCTTATCACTGCCCATTACCTTATTCAGCTTCTCGTATTCCTTGTTAAGCTCTTTAATAAGGGAAATGCGTTCTGCTAATATGTCACGTTGTAGTTTCGTGTCAGTGTCTTGCCCGGTATTATTGTCTGTATCTCTTTTCTTGGTGAAGTCTATATCATAAATAGGAGCTGTAATTTGTTGAACAAAATCTTGTGACCAACCATGCGATATTGCATAGTTGTTTACCATTGCGGCTTTCACATCATTGTCATAGTTCTTAAAATTGAAAACATTATCAAAAAAAGAACGGAGTTTCTCTGTCATTTCATTTTTGGAAGAATCAAGGCTGTTTTTTATTGCATTAACATTTCCCAGTATATTACTTTTGATTCCAGCAAAAGTGGTTGTTGTAGTGGAAGAAACGATTCCAAAAGATGAAGATGATGTACTAATATATGTTTTTTGTATTGACTCTAAAAAATCCAATAGCTTTGTATAATAATCTTGTATAGCTTCCAAAGAACCTGATTCTGTTACGCCTAGTTCCAATTCTTTAAGCTCTTCTTGTGCAATAAATCCAGTTCCTTTATCTGCTACTTTTGCCAATTCTGTCCGTATCTGGGTTATTGTCGCTAATGCTCTCTGATAAGATTCTGTTAATCTTGTGTTTGCTTCGTCCGCATCGGTTTCCCAAAACATAGAATTGCTTTTCTTGTCAGTATTGTATTTATAATCTAGCACAAGCATATCATCAAGATATTGCTTATGCTGTTGCAACAACTTATCATATTGTTCTCTTGCTTCATTCTCTGATATATTTGCCTTTATCTCTATTGCAAATCCCTCGTTATTCATTTCTTTAACAAGGGCGTTCAACGCTTCCTTGACTTTCGGTTTGGATGTTTTTTCGTCTATTGTTACAGAAAGACGTTCTATCTCCGAAGTTCTTACTTTTCCTTTGTAATATTTGTTCTCAGCTTCTTTCTGCCTTTTGTTGTATTCATCTTGTATTTTTATTAATTCATTGAAAACGCCTAATGCTGCTGTAATAGCCATTAATGGGAATGAAGCCTTGAATGTTGCCCCGAATGCCTTTATTGCATTGCCTGCTTTGCCAAGACCTACTGAAAATAACCCAATCGCCCCATTTGCCACTCCTATTTTTTTAGCCCATACGGTGATGGCCATGGATGCGATTATCGGGGCAAACGCTTTCGCTATATTAACTACTGTTTCCCAATTGTCAATTAATACTTTTACGGTATCAATAGAACCTTTCAATGTATCTTCGTTAGCCTTACCGATTGAGTTAAGCATTACATCGATACTGTCCTTCAAGTTGGAAATTTTACCTTGTAAAGTTTCGGCTTGGATTTCTTGCATATTGTAGAAAATACCCTCTTTGGAAGTCAAGTTTTCAAACACCTGTTCAACATCCTCAAATGTAACCTTACGTTTGGAAATCATATCTACAATCTGTGCCGTGGTATAATCTGCTTGGTCTCTTGTTTTGAACAACTTTTGAAGTTCCCCATACATATTGATACCAGCTTCCGTAAACTGACGAACTTCCGTACCACGCAAATACGCTGCCGCTTTGACCTGCCCATAAGCAAGAATAAGTCTGCCCATATCAACACCTAAACCTGCGGACACATCGGCAAGTCGTTTTGTCGTGTCATATAACTTATCGCTCTCAATACGGTATGCTGCAAGCTGTTTTGTGAATGTAACCAGTTCCTTAATCTGGAATGGTGATTTTACAGCAAGTTGGACGGTCTTGTTGAATATCTGGTCCGCTTGCGCCTTATTCTGTAAAATAGCTTCCAAGGAACGTTGCTGTAATTCAAATTCTCCACGTACATTTGCCAACTTGCTGATATAACCTTCAATCTGTGACACGGAGAATACCAAGGCAAGCTGACGGCTTAATTGCCCGGCTGTATCCATCAGGTTGCGGTGGCGTGTGGCAAGCTGCTGTGATTTAACTCCTGCTTCTGTCAATGCTTGGTTGTGTTTGGCTATGGCTTGGTTTATCTGTTCAAGCGTGCTCTTATAGTTGGCATCGGTAGTATTCAAAGATAAACGAGCTTTTTTTAGGTACTCTATTGCCGTGATTTGCCGTTGAAGTGTATTTGCTGTTTTAGAAAAGTCAAGCGCACCCTGTGCGGTTGTATTCTGTTTGTAGTTTTGTGCTTTTGCCAAATCTGCCGAAGCCTTATAAGCACGTCTGTCAGCAGCTATTCTTCTTTCCGTCTCTTTTTCTTTAGATTGGGCACGTTGCTCGTCCGTCTTTCGTTGCTCGTCAAGCTCCATCTTCATGTAGCGCATGGCTTCTACCGCAGCCTTTTGTTGCGGCTTTGACAAGTCCATGTTCTCAATGTATTTTTTCAAATCCGAATACCCCTGCTTCAATCCGGAAATATTAAAGTTAGCGAATGAACCTTCTCCGATTTTATTGTTTCCTATTCTGTTTAGCAAATCTGCCGCACGTGAAAGGCTTTCGTTCAGAGAAGTAGTCTTTCTCGTAGTCTCTTCCGCACCTTTTCCTGCTCCTTCAAATGGATTACCTTTTATAGCATCTATCTTTTTGGCTAACGAAGTGATAGCATTCTCTAACTTGCTTGTATCTACTACCACACTGCCAAACCCGTTTTTCAACGCATCCGCGGCCGTATGTGCGTGCTTCTCTATCTTCTCCAGCTTCTCATCGAAACTGTCCAACTTCTTTAATACATCGGGTGTTATGTTGAGGAATGCTCCTGCTTCGTTATTTGACATATCGTTATCCTTTTTTATTAATTATGGGCATACCCAAATCATTCAAGTTCTTCAAATCGTCAACACTTCCTATTTTGCTGACCTTCTTCTTTTTCTTGTCCTTGTTTCCGTATTCTACATGGGAAAAATCAAACGAGCTTAACCGGACCTGTCCAACCGTCATTCCCCATAAATATTCTTCACGAGAGCACCAAGTGTTGGAGCGCAGAAAATCAATCATTTGCCCCCATTCGGTACGGGATATTATTAGCTTTGTTCCGTTTTCTTCATCTTCCTCGCCAGTGTCATCTCCCTCACGGTCTGAATCACATTGATACTCTCGAAAAAAAAATCCGTGCTTATGAGGTTAAGGATTTCACCGAGCAATAATGCCCAGTCCTTTATGTCGTATTCCCCCCACATTAGAAGGTCATAGACTTTGTGGTAGTCATCTGAAAGTTCTTTTTTCTCATAATCAGAGAATATCCTGTCCTTGTCATTGAGAAGTGCAAGCGTTATTACATGTGCCACTGCTGGTAGATTTACTGCAAACTCCTTGATAACATCTCCCATGCTCAGTTTCTCTCCTTTGACGATCCGGCACGCTTGTTCGGCTATGAGCCATTGAACACCGGGCTTTAATCCTGTGATACACCATTCCGTATCGTGGAGTTTCATAATGCTTGGGCTGTCGTTCATTATCCTTGCCAAACGTTCCATTGATTCATTGGATACAGGAGTATGAGCTGTTACAGCGTTTTTCTTTGGTTGTGTATCTTTTTTCTTTGCTCTATAAACTGCCATGATTATAAGCATGAAGGGCGGCGGCATGTCAGCCTACCGCCCTGTAAATACTCTAGTTATCTATTATGAACAAGTTCTATTTTGGTAAAATATAAGCTGAATCTACATAAAACGGCGTTCTGATAGTTCTATCTCCATCGGCGACATTTGCATCATACGCTGTTCCTGCAAGGTTGATACGACCCACATTAGAGTTCAAAGATTCAAGCATTAGTTTTGAGTTAAGTTGGACTTTAGGAACCACAAATGCAGTCATCGTTTCCCCTTCCTCAAACACTACATCAATCTTTGCATACAACTTCTTGTATTGAGCCGGAGCAAAGTATTTAGTAGAGACAGTAGTTCCTGCCGTAAATCCCATGAGAGCGACCAATAGGTCTTTTTGTGTATCTGCAACCTCAGCTGTAAACTGGTATTTGCCAAGCTTCACGATGGAAAGAATGGGGCTGTCGGAAGTTTCACACTCGATGTCGTTTACATCGTTATCGTCTTGAGCAATTGAAGTGGTATCCTCAACTACATCTTCAAGGATATAAGAGTCACCCTTTGGCACATCGTCTTGTTCAGAGCCAGTGAACAGAGTTGCCACGATGTAAGAAGGCTTGATGAATTTTTTGGCTTTTGCGCCAGTCTTGTTTACTGCCATAATTAAAAAATGTTATCCTGTTAATAATCTGTTTACCTTATTGTCACTTCTATATTTATCACGTTGTAGTAGTAGTTCCTATTTTGGTCATAATCTGCATCACGGAAATTTACATCAATCACATAATGGGGGTCTTTGCATGATTCAATAGCCTTATCAAGCGCAAGTTCCATTTTGTACAGCTCCTTCACGGGTTTTGTGCCGTGACTGTCAACTGATTTTGCGTACAAGAACACGTTGGCAGAACCTTTGGCATAAGCTCCGTAATCTTTCATGGAAAGCACATCAACAAGCACCATTTCTTTCCAGTCGCTTTCAACAGTGGCAGGCATATTCCCGATAAACAGGTTATCGGATATAGTCGCTTTTGTCAGCAGCATGGAAAAGAAGTTCTCCACTTTCGATGTTGTCTTATATTTGCTATCCATAATCAATAACTACCGTGACTTATAATCCCGAAATTCGCATTCTTAAACTTTGAAGCAAGTCTTTTAACGTCATCCCTTGCCGTTGCTATCACCTCATACTTGTACTTGTCTTCGACTATTTCACCGTATGGCATTGCCACAGCTACTACCAAGTCTATACCGTCATGCGGTCTATACTTGTTTCGCAGAAAATCTGTAATCGCTTCTCGACCTTTAATCGTTTCACCATACCATTTCTTACCTTTCGTAGCTTGAATAGCCGGGAAACCGCTTGCAACCAACTTTCGGTTTACATATACTCCCCATCCGTAACTGTCATGCAGGTTGTGAGAACGGTGCGTATATTCTTTGTTCTGCAACTGGCTATCCACAATCTTCTGCCCCTCATGTGAGAGAAGTTTTACAAGTTCTGATATACGATCTTTCTTTGCCATAGCCTACACCTCGCTCATTTTAATATCAACCGAGCAACCACCAAGTTGACTATATTCAAGCCCTATAACCCTGCCTTGGATTGGTATTGCATAATCCTTGCATTTAAAATTGGTATTGAAACGTATAGGTAGCTTCTCACCAACTTTGCACGGGAAAAATACTTTATAGTCAGCCATGATAGTACCAGAATTAATCAGCTTTGCAACCTGCTGTATGTCACATTCAGTTTCAAGAAGGATGGTCTCTCCCGTAGTGGGAACTTCGGGAGAACTATCCGTTTTTTCATTTCCAAGCAAGTCACCGTCACCGAGAAGGTTTCCGTCTTCCGGCTTATTCGTTATCACGGTGTAGAATGTGCCATGAAACGGGTATTCTGCTATTGCTTTTCTTTTGAGACGCATAAACTATACATCTAATGAATTTTCATTGACCCAACTCATACTACCCGAATCCATGCTTTTCAACGCTTCTTCTTCACCATACTTTTTGTACAGTGCTTTCAGACGGTCTTTCAAGTTTTGGATTATGGCAGCCGTTACCGTCTCACTACCTATGTCCTGTCTGTAACTGCCATGTTGGAGTGATGATGAAGCCACAGACCACGGACCGTTAATGACAAGCTCGTACAGTGCGATAAGGCAATGGTCTTTAGTGCATTCATCTATTTCGGAACGGTCTGAAATAAACATCAAACCGTTTTCGTATGCGATATTTTCAAGCGCATCATCTTCAAAGACAAATCTCGTAAGCCCATTGAGGTATGCTATCGGGTCAAATGATTTTTCCATAACTACTACGCAATGTGTTGTACATTTAATCGTCTGCCTGACTTGTGTCTACAATTACGTGATTGCGGAATGTTTTCAGTGCAGGACAAGCCGACATCATCACATCCGTATGCCATTCCTTATACAGCCCGTTGTTTGTCGTTGTATTCACAATCGTGCAGAGACCATCATTAGCCTGAGCAAAAATCTTGGTTATTACGCTTGAACCATACTTGTCAAACATCTGTTTGTCTAAGTTATTGGTGTATTCAAACTCACAAGCATATCCGGCAGGACGGAGAACTGCAATCTTATCATCCCAACCTTGCACGAATGTGTCTCCGGTATTGGTAAGATTACGCTCACGCTCTTCTACAATTTCAATTGGAGATACACCGGGATAATCACGGAAAGCTGCTAAGAACAACTCACGTGTAGTAGGCGCAGTAGCGGTTGTTGCGATGTAAGCTAAAGGATTTTTCTTGAAACTTTCAATCAATTCCTTAACTTCGGCATTTTGCAACATTACTTCGTAAAACATCTTGCGTGTAACCTGCCATTCCATTGCACCTTCATATCCCCATTTTTCACGATATTTTTTCTCCTTTTCCGCCATTTGGCTCAGAATCTTGCATTCAGCGTCAGTCCACACCTTAGTTCCTGCTTTAGTGAAATTTTCATCCGGAATGTCTGCTTTGTGCAACGGAATTTGAATACCACGTGCGATATTGCGGTAGTCGATATTACCTTTAGACATTAACTGTGCAGTCATGAAGTTCATGGTTGCGTCCGCACTATCAAGCTGGGACTGTAATGTATGTACCCAAGCGGCTACCAAATCGGCATCGTTTCCAAACAACTCAAACTGTTGTTCTTTTGCTTCACGTTCCATAGCTGTTTCAACGAAACCGGGAGCGATAAAATCAGGAATGGATGCGGTGTACCAGTACAGACCGTCCTTATCCATTTGATTACTGTCACCAAGAGGTGCACGCAAATCCATCAAAGGAGCGGCTTTCAAGTCACGTCCTTTCACAGAAAAAGTAGCGATGCCATTAGGGGCGGTAGGTGTGGGAGCACCAGCTTTTACACCTTGAGTCTTGTACCAACCATAATTAGTGTATAGCAGACCTTCTGTATTGACAAAGGATTGCAAGAAACGTTGATTGGTCTTGTCAGAAAAAAATCTTGCATATCTGCTGTTATTAAAATCAAATTTAGGCATAGTCTCGTCAATTTTAAATGTTAAACCAACCCTTAACCTTGCTCTTGTTCAAAGCTTTTAATGCAGCCGAAAGAGGTTGCATACGGTCTTCGTAGAGGAATACATCTCCTAATGCCAATGCAGGAGTGATAAGGTATCTTGCACCATCGAAATCATCTTCGGATGTAGCTGGGTCAAAAACAAAATCAAAGTCGCAGGGAAGGTATGAGTTAGGATTAGTAACCATCGCTTCTTTACCAGAGCCTGTTTCTTTCGCTTCAACAAGGACAGATGAAGTTGTTAATGATCCGAGGGTTGCGCTCAATGTAACTTTCCAAACATCGCCAGCCGTTCCGTCAGTCGCTTTTTCAACGGCTGTAATTGTTACCGCTGTGCCTTTTCCTGTCAATGTAGAAGGTGCTACCATGAGGATATCTCCTACGAATGGGATAAGAGAATATCCGTCTCTTTTCAGGTAAATATCTGTGTCTGTAGATTCAGTTGTAGCTTTTGCAACCGCATACGATTTTAGGATACGTATTTCGCTTCCATTAGAACCATTACTGGGAATATATTCAGCGAGCGTTCCGGCAAAAGCTCTTGCATTACCTTTGAATGGGTTTTTAACAATTCCACCACTGGTAGGAAATACAAGTGCGTCCTTTCCGCTCATCTGTAACTTCACGAATACATAGCGGTGTCCACCAATGCTTCCGCGAGCCTGAACCAATGCTCTACCGGGAAGGTAGCCACTGTTCAATAGAATTTGCTGATAAAAATCTGACATTTTCTTTTTGGTTTAAATTATTATTACTTTTCTTCTCTGTGCGATTGCTTCTTTACGACAGCAACCACATCGGCAAAGTCATCGGTCTTTTCCTTACCGCTTCCCGTGCCTCCTGGAGTGATGTCAGGTGGAGTGTTAGCATTAAACTTATTGTAGCTCTTGAGCAGTCTTTCTGTGAGAGCATCAACATCTGTTTCAGAATCAATGTGAATCAATTCGAGTTGGTCGTTAATCCAATCCTCGTTCTTGACTTCTTTCCCTTTTAAGGATAATTTGAGTTGATTGCGTTTGTCTGAGATAGCTTTTACCTTTTTCTCTTCCTCACGCTCTGATTTCAAATCTTGGAGTTCTTTGAGCAACTTATCCAGTTTGCTTTCGTCTCCTTTGTCATCCTTGTTATTACTTCTATCGTCCTTGTTCGGATGATTCTTTTCCCACTCTTTTATAAATTTTGAGTTGTCATTTCGTATGTTGTTATCGTCCTCTTGTAAGTCATCCAAGTAGTCGGCAACAACATCATCCAGTTCCAACTCGTCCTTATCACTCGCTTTCTCCAACCGCTTGTAGATTCTTTCTACTTTGCCGTTGAAACTTCTCTCACTCATAGCTAAGTTTTTCTTGCCGTTGTTGGTGAGTTTCACTTTCAGTGCTTCTGAAAATTGCTCTTTCGTAAACTTCATACACTATATGTTTTATAATGATTATATGCGAAAGTAATACTTTAATAAAAAGGTATAACTATAAAAAAATCACTGTATTTATCACTATGATAAATAGACATTGGTTTAAGTATATATTACCTTATTATTAAGAGGTATTTTTGCTTTTGATGAAAGAGCAAGAAGTACATAGAGAAGTCGTAATCAAGCCGCAAGAAGGATTCCAAATGCAGTTTGCGTCATCGTGTGTGGATGTGGTGTTTGGTGGAGGAAATCTTGGCGGTGGAAAAGGGGCATTGCTTGATTCTCATATAGTAACCCCATACGGTTTAAGGAAACTTAGAGATATTGAAGTAGGTAGTATTATATCTAACCCTGACACGGGTGGGCAAGAAAGGGTAATATATCTACATCCCATATCTATGTTTCCATTTTATAGAATATCCTTCTCTGATGGTACATATATGGATTGTACAGAAGGACATCTTTGGAAAGCAAGAGTTGCAGGAAAACAATCAAAGCGTAGAAACTCCGATATGGAGAAAGAGAAATACGATGGTTGGAGATTGATGTCTGCTATACAAATATATGAGTGGATGAAAAATAAGAACAAGGGAATGTATAAAGGAAAGAATCTTAATATACCATTACCCGAACCTGTTCAATTTACTCGACCAATCACACCTACAACGCCACGCCCAATAGCTCCGTATGTTTTAGGGGCATTAATTGGTGATGGATGTATGGGAGAAAGTATATGTGATAGATGTATATACCTATGTACACCAGATGAATTTATTGTAGAAAAATTCAAGTCTTACGGCTATGATATGTCTAAAAAGTATGCCAATGATATTGATTCATGTGCAACTTACATAATAAGCAATAACAACATAGTAGAGGATATAAAGACTTTAAAGATGAATGGATGTACCGCTGCAAACAAATTCATTCCAAAATTTTATAAATACTCTACAATAGAAGAAAGAAAGGAATTGTTATGCGGTCTGCTTGATACGGATGGATATGTAGATGATAGAGGTCATGTAAGTTATACTACGATAAGCAAGAAACTTGCAGAAGATGTTGCTTTTGTTGTGCGCTCTTTAGGTGGTAGATCATCTATAACATCAAAGAAAGCTGGATATAAAGACGGAGATGGAGTATTCCACTCATGTAATGAAGCATATACAATTTGGATATGTACTAAATTTAATGATGAGATAGTTTCATTACCCAAAAAGAAAAACAGAGTAAAGAAATATGGGTACGTAGAGATTGACAAGGACTTAAAACTTGAAAAGACAATAGTAAGTGCTGAATATATCGGCATGAAGGAAGGAAGATGTATTTCCGTTGACAATCCGAGCGGTCTTTATATGGTTGATGATTTTACAGTTACCCACAACTCTTTTGCTCTTGTTCTCGCTCTTGCAGAGCCATTAATGACAGATGGGGATTTCCGTGCAGTTATTACACGTAGGTCTTTGCAGTCGCAAAAGACGGGAGGTTCATTCGTAGATACATTCAAGGCTATATTCGGTGACTATTGTTCTGTAAAGACTGCCGATAGCCCTCGCATATCATTCCCAAGTGGTGCATATTGCGACTTGACCTATATAGATGATACTAATCTTGACAAAATGCGTGAGCAATGGAAAGGTAAACAGATTGATGCGATATGTATTGATGAGATTACCGAAATGTCTTGGGAAGCATTCAGCTATGTGCAGACCCGTAACCGTGGACGTTCAAAGACGTTTACGGGAAAGTTCTTTGCTACCCTTAACCCGAAACGTAGCCATTGGACGAGAAAGTTCTTGGATTGGTACATTGGGGTTGACGGTTTTATTATGCCGGATAGAAACGGGAAAGTGAGATACTTCTATGTTAACGGTTCTACCGTTGATGATGTGGTTTGGGGTGATTCCAAAGAAGAAGTTTATGCTAAGTGTAAGATAGATATTGATAGAAAACTTGCCCGTATTGGAGGTGATTTTGACTATACGAATATGATTAAGTCATTCGTATTCTATCAAGGTAAGCTATCTGAAAATAGGGCTATGCTTGAAAATAATCCTAATTACATAGGCTCTGTTGCCGCTTCGGGCGGTAAAATGGCACAAGCTATCATTGAGGGAAACTTCAACGTTGACCCCGAAGAAAACGAAAAGATACCTATTCCATCCACTTCCGCGCAAGGCGTATTCAACAACAACCCAGCCGTGAACGGTGACAAATGGATTACCGTGGATTTGGCGGATTATGGTACGGACAACCTTGTTGCACTTGCATGGGATGGATTTCACGCATACGACATTCTCATTCTTAGCAAGTCCACTCCGAGAGAAAACGCTATGGCAGTGAAGACATTTGCATTTGAGCATGGAACAGCCGAAAGCCATATCATTTTTGACGCAACTGCCGGACGGTATTTTAATGATTACATTCCCGATGCAGTACCTTATATCTCACTAAATAAACCTTTCGGGCTTTACCAACTTACCGCAATGACAGTAAAGGATATGTGCTATATCAGATTATGCAAGATGATCGAGGAAGGTAATCTAACCTTTGACGATAAACTTGCCGTACAGACATACACTCACCAGAACCTGAAATACAAAGTGACGGTTGAGAACGAGTTTATGGAAGAATGCTCTGTTGTACGGTTTGATGATATGCAGAGCGGAAAGAAACGGCTTTGGAACAAGAAGAAAATGAATCAGATGTTGGGGAAAGGCAGATCGATGGACTTGTTAGACCCATGCGCTATGAGAATGCTTCCGTGCGCTAACATTGAATACGGGAATGAGATTCAAGCAGGGTATTACAATCACGAAGAAGAAACCAAACAAGCGAGCCATGCACAGACAGAAGGAAGTATTTACGATGAACATTTATGGTATTAGGATATGATAAGCTATAACGACATAAAGGATATTATCAATTCCCTTAAGACAGAAGGAATTGAAGCAAGGGTAAGAGATGTTGCCTATTTGGTAATGTGTGATTCTTTCGTAGATAAGGCTCTTGCTGCAAAGGTTGCTTACCAAGAAGATGATAAGCCTTCAAACAAGGTGTTATCCATGCTTGCCGAGAAACTGAAACCTTTCGGCATCGGTGCTATCACTACCATATCTAAAGATGAGAACCGAGAAGCATTGCTGAAAGAAATATCGGAGATGAAACAGATTGCTGACGATGCGAAAACAAGTGGAGATTCAGACACTTTTATCAAAGCAAGTAAGGTCGTGTTGGATGCACGCGTGAAGCTGAACGATAAATTCAATATTGAAGAGGAAGAGGGGCAGAAGCGAATAATCGTTGTTCCGCAGAAGCACGACATTATCTGCAAATGGACTTCGAGAGAGTGTTCTGCAATGCCGAGCAAGGAAGCCTGCATGAAGTATTACAACCTAATTGATGCGGAAAAATGACACGGGAAGAGAAAAAAACATATCTATTGCGGAATGTAAATGCCTTGTTGCAGAAGAAACCGTTTTTCAGAGGAAGTGACACTTGCTCTACAAACGACTATTCCGACGGTCAGTCCGCAACCATTACCGAAACACGCACGGCAAGGCTTCCGAATGTAAAAAAGAATATCGTTTCGCAGGAAAAGTTTCTGAAAGAGCTTGACCCGATGAGCCATGAGGTATTATTTGATCAAAACTTGCCGAGCATTTGCGTCAAGTTAGAAGATGGGGGATATCAGGAAATCAAGTTCCAGCGCACGGCATTAGCTTTCCAAGAACAGATACTGGCGAGCCACGTAATCTACCTTTGCGGAAATCCCTGTACATTGTCTTTGAGAGGTGGCACTCCTTCCGAGAAAGATAAAGCCAACTATTCCACAATCAAGGAGTATTGGGTAGACAGGAATATGGATGGATGGCGTACAAAGGCAGTCCGTTCGCAGCTTGCCACAGGCGATGCCGGACTTCTGTTCTATTATGACTATAAGGGACGTATCAAATGCCGTCTGATAAGCTATGAGGATGGTTACGTTATCATATCGCACAATGACAACAACGGCGACAGGCTTCTTGAAAGCGTCTACTATGCCGATGAAAACGGTGTGGAATATATTGACAGCTACGATGATACCTACATGTACCGTATGCACACGCCAAGAGACGGTGAAGAAGCCGCAGAGGACGGTTTTGTAAGGGAAACTCCGATTGAGCACGGTTTCAGCGAGATACCATTGTGCACCAAACGTGGTGATGTGGCGTGGAACAACGGTCAAAGCCTTATTGAGATTTACGAGATTATCTATAACATCTTCTTTGTCATTCAGAAACGGAATGGCTGGGGCATTCTGTATATTAAAGGCAATTTGTCAGAAACGACAAAGAAACTTGCTGGAAGTATCATTTTGCAAGACAAGTCAATGGACGGTAACGGAAGTGCAGAGTTCAAAGCACCGCCCAGTCCGCAAGGTATGCTTGACAGTCTGCAAGATTTGTTCGAGAAGATACAGATAAATACATCCTGCACTTTCCTTTTGCCGAAAGATGTAAAGTCAAGTGGTGACATAAGCGCACTGGCTATCACGCTTACCCGTGACCTGGACTTGAAGAACGCCCAACAGGGTGTTATCGAGTGGCAGAATTTCGCCGACAAGATGATGCGCCTGTTCAAGGAAGGGCTTGCAAAGGAGCTTGTGAACAAAGGAGAAAATTCCAATGCCGTTACCGAGTTTAAGAAACTCCGTGTAAGCTGCAAGTTCAAGATTTGGCAGCCGTTCAGCGCAACGGAGTATAATAACATACTTATCTCAATGAAGCAAGCCGGCATTCTTTCCACAAAAACAGCCATTGAGAAAAACACCGAATCCGTTCCCGATGAAGAACAACGTATAGCAAAGGAGAAGGAAGAGGCTCAAAAGCTGTTGGAGAAACAGCAAAAAAAGGACAAAGGAGTTACGGAACAAATTGATGTGGTAAAAGAATAAATGGAAAAGGAAAGTCTGTACATTTTAAAGCTTGATACGCAAGGAAGTAAAGTAAAATTTCCGAATGCTGATATGCCTGCAAAATTAGGTGAGTACACCTATACGGCACAACGTATGGCAGGAACTCCCACACTGACCGCTACACTGAACTATCCTTCATGCTTAGACGAACTATGGACAGGAGAAGAGTTTGTTGAGTTTAGGGGGGAAAAATATTATATTGACCAAGTGCCTACATCCTCAAAGGACAACAAGAGTATCATGTACAAGCATGAGCTTCAATTCGTTTCAGAACGTATCGTGCTGGAAAACGTATATTTCATGGACGTGGTGACAGCCGGGGAAGACACGTATCACTCCAATTCCACTTCCGTCAAGTTCATGGGGGATATAAACGAGTTTGTTGGTCGCCTTAACGCTTCAATGGCAAAATCGGGTATCGGATATTCGATAGTGATTGATGAAGATATTACTTCTGAAAGCAAACTTGTTTCTCTTGACAGCGTATACCTTGCAGAAGCGTTACAGTCCATATATACCATATACGAACTTCCTTATTACTTTGTAGGTAAGGTTTGTCACATAGGATATACAGAGAATGTAATTTCTACTCCTTTCGAGTACAAGAAAGGGCTTGTATCAATAAAAAAGACAAACGCCAATTATAAGACCGTCAATCGCGTTACTGGTGTTGGTAGCTCTGACAACATACCTTTCTACTATCCGAATGATGATGAAAAAGGTACTATAGAACGCACGCAAAACCTTATGCCTTCCATTTATAGACAAACAAATGGAGCGGAAAGATTCTACAATGCACTTAACGATACGTATAAAATACCCGGTACAAATGATTACTATTTTTTCAAAAATACATATTCTTCTAAGAAAGTAAAAGAGATAAAGGTAGATTTTAGCGATATAAAGCCTACCATAGAAAATGTAACAAACGCTTCGGGACAGTTATTTGGTGAGATTGCGGATATTGCTTTTGATGATAACGATAGTGACGAACTCGGAACAGGAGAAGGGAATAATATATTCAATGGCACGGATGAGTATGTACATTCTTATTTCTACATAAAATTACATATATATAATGGGGATTACGGTTTTAACCTGTTCGAACAAGGTTTGGAAGGTGGTACGGCTGTAATCAATATGACTACGGGTAATTGTGCTGCTTGCGAGTTTGAAATAGGAGTTACCTATAAGGACAATGAGCCGGGAAGGGCATTCAATCCTGTATTGGTGGATTCTTCCGGGAACTTACCAGCAGGAGATTTTGAACAGAAGGTTACTTCACAAACATCCCAATATATAGAAAGCCAACAAAACACTTCTACAAATGAGGTTTGGATTGCGGTAAAAAAGGACAATACTACTTTCGGGGTTGTTATGCCTAATGCCACAAATAACTATAAACCTTCTGTTGGGGATAAGTTTGTGATTACAGGTATTAAAATGCCGAAATCTCTTGTGCTTGCCGCCGAGAAGAGATTAGATGAGGCGTTGATAAAGTATATGTCTGAAAACAACGATGAAAAGTTCTCTTTTTCCGTAAGTTTCTCACGTGTCTTCCTTGCAGAAAACAGTATGTTAGCTGGTCTGTTGAATGAGAACTCGCGTATATACATAAAGTATAATGATAAGGAATACTTCATGTATGTGAACTCATTTACTTGTAAGGCGGATAAAAATTGCCTGTATGATATATCCGTGGAGCTAACAGATAAGTTGTCCGCCAATGTTTCCGCTTTGAGAAGTACGATTACAGAGATAGCCGGGGATATCATAGGTGAGAGGATGGGTGTCTCTCTCAACGTGTCAGATATTCTTGGCAGAATATCCCGTTATTTTATCTCAAAGATAAATAACGACACGGCCAACGGTCTGATCACTTTTTTAAAAGGTCTTTTGATTGGTAAGAACGGTAGTGGAATTACTGTGCTTGAAAACGGTATGTCACAGGCTGTTGTTGATTATCTGTATGTCAAGGTCAAAGCCGTGTTTGACGAGCTTGAGGTCAAGAAGAAAACGTATGTAGGTGGTGAGCAGGTGATTTCCCATGCAGGTATGAAATGCAACCGTGTGGATGAGTTGGATGATGTTTACCGCTGTTATTTTAAGGAAGAGGAAGACGGAATTGAGATAGAGAACCAGTTTACTCTGGGATCTCTTGCCATAGCCCAGGAGTGCAATATCAAGGCAGGCGTTTCTCATCATGTCGGCAACCGCCATTATTGGCGGTTGGTCACAGCAGTGGGTGAGAACTATATAGACTTGTCCAAGACCGTAT